GAGAAACCAACGTCGCCGAATATAAAAAGGTGAAGGTCTTTGGGCCGACGTGTGATAGTTATGATACGGTAGGAGAACAGGAGTTACCGCGAGACATTAATGTAGGGGATTATATATTGTTGCCGAATATGGGGGCTTATACGAATGCGGGTACAGTGAATTTCAATGGAATACTGGGGGCTGCATACACGCCCTGAGTAGGCAAGGGCTGCATACACGCCCTGAGTAGGCAAGGGCTGCATACACGCCCTGAGTAGGCAAGGGCTGCATACACGCCCTGATTTATTACATATTTTTATTCTAAATAAATAAAATTTTGTTAATCGGTATTATTTAGGAAAAACACTTTTGGGTATTTTTAGTTACACCTTTTCGCATTTCATATTCTATAATAACGACGTGTCATCGTGATTTATATTTTGTCCTTCTAAACATATTTCACGCCCTTTAACATTATTATTACACCTTTTTACATTTCAAACGCCGATTTTTACTTACATAAAATTGAATGAATATTATAATTGAATTGTTGGATTACAATATTTAGGAAAACTGAAAATAGTTAATATTAATTATTATAATAAAAATTGATTTAAAAATATAATATTACAATATATTATAAACACTAAAAATGTCTAAAATTAGTTGCGAAAAATGCGGTAAAGAGTTTAATAGTAAATCTCATTATACTCAACATCAAAAAAGAAAAACTCCTTGTGTTAATGAGAGCAAAATTAAAGAATTGATTGATAAGTCAGTTGAAGAAAAATTAAATAAATTAAATGTTCCGTTATGTTCGTCTGTTGAAAATGTGTCTGTCGCAATTCAACATACGCAAAAAATAACAATTGATACATCAACCTTTAACGAAATTAAAAAATATTATGATGAAACATTAAATACTGATAAAAGCACATACAAATCAAGCAACGATGAACCTACGCCGATTGATTGTATAAGTGAAATGATAAGTAAAATCCCTAACGAGTTATGGGGAAAAAGTGATTTATCCATATTAGACCCTTGTTGTGGTAATGGAAATTTCAGTATTCCTATCATATTTGAATTGTTAAAGTATCACGATAAAAAAACAATATTAGAACAAATATTAGAATTTAATGATATTAATGAAAGTAGATTAGAAAATGTGCGTAGTGTATTTTGTAGTGAAAAATACAATTTACAAATAACTAACCATGATTTTATTACATTTAATAGTAGTAAAAAATATGATTTAATCGTTGCTAATCCACCATACGCAAAATTATTAGAAAATGGTAAAAGGGCATCTAAAAATCACAACTTAATTAAGGATTTTATTGAAAAAGCATTATCACAACTAAAACCAAATGGTTATTTATTATTTATTACACCAGATAATTGGATGTCTTATGCTGATAGAAATGTATTAATTGAAATAATTACATCATTACAAATAATCCATTTGGATATACATACTGCAAAAAAATATTTCAAAAAAATTGGTTCCAGTTTTACTTGGTATATAATTCAAAATTGTGCTTTCTACAAAAATATTAATGTTTCTGGAATATGGAAGAAAAAAGAATATGTTAGTTCAGTCATATCAAAACAACGCAAATACATTCCATTATTATACAATCAAATGGTTCAAAATATATTATCAAAAACAATTGATAATACAACTCTACCAAAATTTGAGGTTAAAACCAGTAGTGATTTACATAAATATACAAAGGCGGAATTTATTCGTGATGAAAAAACAGAACAATTTAAATACAAATTAATTCATACACCAAGTCAAACCGTATATTCATCAAGACCTCATAAATTTCAAGAAGGATATAAAATATTTATATCAACAACAGATAAGTATAGTGTATTTATTGATAATTGTGGAATGACACAATCAATCGTATTTATAATATGTTCTAATGAAGAACAAGCAAAAAAATATTTACAAATATTACAGCACCCCTTATATGTATTTATAAATAATATTTGTCGTTGGGGAAATTTTAACAACATAAGAATATTACAAAGTTTTCCTATTCCAACCATAGAATATTCTGGAAATCATCAAGAACTATATAATTATTTTAACATTACAAAAGAAGAAATTGAATATATTTGTGATAATCTGTAAATTTATGTATAAAATTATTCTTTGTAATCTGGGTCGCAATTGTCGCTTAATATAGGATATTCGTTATAATTTTTTTTATAATCTTCCAAAAATGTGCTTTCATACGCATGGTATGTTTGTGCTGTTATTTTTGTTTCTTTACCGAAAATTTCAATAGTAATTTCGGTTTTAGGTAATTCATATCCATACATTTGAATTTTACAACCTAAATTTAGGTAAAACTCAAATGTGTTATAAATAAAACCATTTGTTTTAGAGCAATCGCCAGATTTTCCTCTTTCTTCTATATGATGACCGCAAAGATAAGATGCAACCCTTCCTTTAAGTCCAGTTCTCGTTCCACCAATTTTAACAATCATACCATTAATTACAAGTAAATATAACCATTCTGTTTTTTTGTTAAACGCTTCGGTTGAAATGGTTGGAACAAATTGAATTAAAGTATTTCTTTTTTTATTTCCTTGTTTTTTTCCAGATGTAAATAATTCACTATCTAAAACTATATCTGCTATTGGAATAAAATGGTCTTTTCTATTATATTCCTCAAATGGAATTGTTTTATCAGTTGGAATTAATTTAATCCATTTTTTTATTAATGAACTCTCATAAAGTTCATTAATATTTGCTAATCCAGAAATATCGTTGTTATAAGTTGTTTCACTCATCTTGTATATAATAATATTGTAATATATTTATTATTGAATAAAAACAAATCAATTTTTTATTCAAAATTATACATCTTTATATAGTTTTAGTTTATGTTTTCGGGTTGATGGTTTTCTTGTATATTCTGTTTTTTTAGTTGTTCCATAAGCATATTCAAAATAATTTTTATAATTTTCTGGTTTTACTTTTTTTATTGATGTATCAACATTTTACACCTTTTCTCATGTTTTGCTTCGCTAAAAACGCCCACTTCGTGGGCAGTTATGAATGGAAAAGGAGGCCTCCTTTGCGCATCTGAAACAATATACGGCATAAAGCCGTATATTGTTAGATATTCTATAATAACGACACGTCGTTATTATAGAATATGAAATGCGAAAAGGTGTAAATCAAGAATATATACGTTTATTTACAATTATTTTATATATATTGTTTATTACCTCAAATATATTAAAATTTCTCGAATATGGGTCATATCTTATAAAAACGCATTCAATTATAGTAGATTTAATATTTTGTTCTCTACATACATCATTTATTTTATTTGCCGTACGATTATGATGAGTTTCATCACACTCGACAATTATTTGATATTTTGGAAAATATAAATCTACCATATAATTTGAAACTTTATATTGATGTATCATTTCTTCACCATTAAATGCGTCAGTGATACATCTCATAGTGTCTAGTTCAATAGTTGTATACACTTTGAAATTCATATCAATTTCAACTTTATTGCAAAAATCAATAACTGATGGTTTTCTACATTTTGATATTAGTTTGTGTAATCCAACAAATGTAATAAATGTTACATTTTGTTCTCCACCATTGGTTTTAATTTTTATTATAACTTTATTACAATTGGTTGAAAGAGTTGTTCTAATATTGATACGTCCCAGTATTTTACCGATGTCTGCCGCACAAAATAGAGTAAATGGTTCTTTTTCTTCATCAATTATTATTCTACAATCATAATGTTTTTGAATATTGTTACAAATTTGAAGTTGAAAATCTTTTGACATTTACATATTGTGTTAATCAAATATAAAATATACTATCAATTTTATAATATAATTGAGTGACTGCTTTCCCATACGGGAAAGCAAGACACCTTACCATTATCGAGCCATAATAATATCCCTATATTCTTTTTAATGTTTGATTTAATAACATCAAACATCAAAACTGTATTATATTACATAAAACAACAGTATGAATTGTGTGAAGACCCGTTTAATTGGAGTAGGCAACACCGGCCATGCCGGACATAATTCTTAACACATTGTAATTGACAGCATACACACGCACCTTGGCGGTAGCAGTGCCGGCAACAGTAGGAGAAGAGAGGACAAGCTGGAGAACAGCGTTGTCAATTCTGGAGAAGTTGCAACTCCCGCTCGGTTGGTGTTCCTCTGGGCGAAGGGCGAAGGAATACACGTTGATACCAGTGTCAGGGTTGCGGGTGTGGTGTTGGAAAGGCTGGACAACGTCGAAGTAAGATCCTTCGCGTTCCGAGAAGCGGTCTTGGCCGTTGAGCTGCAACTTGGCAGTGACAACGGGGTTCTCGCCCCAGCAATGCATGTCGAGGGCAGTCTCGGCGAGGACGAATGTGCCGGCATCAGAGACAGAGGAGGCACTGAGAACTCCTCCTTGATTTTGGAAAGGAAGAGCAGCACTGGTTCCAACAGGGTTGGACGACCAAGTAGGAGCACTGGTGGCGGCACCGAAAGCGTCTGGAGCACCAGGCATTTGGAAGAGGCCAGATGTGTTGATGAAACCATTGGTTCCAATGGTCTCGTTAAGGCCACCGAAAGCGTGGATGGCGTTAGGAAGAGCATCGATGGAATCAGTGTAGTTGAAAGGCTGGGCACCAAGGGCACGGTAAAGGACACCTTGGGAGTCAAGAGACGCGCAGTAATCAACGTTGGAATCAGGCTGGACGACCCAGATTAACTCTTTGCAGGGGTGGTTGAAGTTGAGCTTAATCTTGTTCGAAGAAGAGCCGACAGACTCGTCACCAGTGAATTGAACTTGCTCGATCAAATACTCGTGAGGGTTCTGTGCCATCTTTCTGCGCTCGTCAGTGTCTAAGAAGATATAATCAACATAGAGAGAGGCAGCCACCAAGGATTGTTGGTAGGCAACAGTGGAAGACACGGTAATCGAAGAAGAGGCAGGGGCAACAAGGGTCTTGACAGCCCATAAGCACTCACCGATAGGGCGGAAGTCAATGTTGATCTTGACCTCGTGGTATTGGAGGGCGATAAGGGGAAGGGCAAGTCCAGGGTTTCTGCAAAACCAGAACAATAAAGGAACATAGATGGTGGTCTCAGGGAGAGCCTTGCGAGGAGCGCACACTTGGTTAGGAACATTGGCGGCAGAGCAAGGGCCATTGACATCAGCGAACATAGGGTCAGTGATATAGGTGAGTTGAGTGGTGTTTCCAATCATCTTCCAGTATCCCTTGGCTTGCTCCTGTGACAAGGTCAATTGGTTCCAGATGTGCATCCAGTCACCATATTGACGGTCGATTCTTTGACCTCCGATCTCAACCTCAACTTGGGCAATCAATTGCTCACCAGGGTAATCTAACCAACGGGCATAGACACCTTCGTTTTGGTTAGCACCAGAACCACTGAGCATAGATTGGTTGATCTCAGGGAGAGTCACTTGGAGGTAAGTGCGGTAGCACAAATCACCATTGCGACTGATTGTGCAGGTCACACGGCGGCCGAAATCGGCTTGGCCGGAGAAGGTCTGCTCAATGCTCTCCATGGCAAAGTTTGTGTGGCGTCTGTAAGAGACCTTCCAGAAAGTAATCTCGGGGGTTCCAGTAAGGAACACGTCTTGGGCGCCATAGGCGACGAGTTGCATGAGTCCACCAGCCATCTTTTTTTATATACAATCTACAAAGAAAATAATTTTGAGAAATACAATTTAATTCAAAAATTCCTAAATTATTTTTTTGTAATTTGATGGCATTTGGCATTCTATACATATATTTTACTATAATTAGGAAAATATATATTTGTTATACTCGAAACATAATAAGCTGATTTTTATTTTTCTCATTTTTTTGGGTTTTATGGTGCGACACGGGCTTACAAACTAGGAAAAGATGCACTCATCGCGATTCCACACGTCCCCGCATCATTCGTGCTCTCACTTCGCTCAATCTTCACGTATCCACCGTCGCCCCAAGTGCTGTCCCACGAATTCTTCACTAGCCAATACTTCACTTGTTTTCCAGAAATCGTCTCCTCGCCGTAGCCCACAATGAGCACGCCGTGGTCTAAGTTCGTCCCGCATCGACTTCCTGTAATCACGCCCCCCGAATACGACTGGAAAATCATCTTATCTGCCTCGATAGCGATACTCACTGGATTCATCGAGACCGCCTCCTTTAACGCGACTTGGTTATTCTCCGGAACATCAAAACATTTCATCGACGAAAAAGAGGGAACCACCGATTGACACGAGGAGGCGGCACACGACTCCTCCTTACCCTGATAAGGATAATCCGCCTCGGCACATAACCCCGAATCCATCACATAATAAAAGGCGTTGTCCATTAGTCCGCCATTGCACCCCATGTTTCCATAGGCCGCCGTCTTGGAACAATCGACCAACTGCTGCTCGGAAAAAGAGGTCAATGTCCCGGTCGCCTTATGGACGGCGCCCTCGAGCGCACCCGTCGCCGAAAACGACCAGCAACTACCGCATTGTCCCTGGTTCTTCACCGGCGTCACCGCGCCACTTGTGCGCCAATCGACGGTGGCACTCACCGAGCCACTGCTGCCAGAATAGGAAAAGGAGGAACACGACTTACCGAACCCCACTCGAGTCGCATTGACACGGCTCTGGACAAAGGTTTTGAATTCGTCCGCCGTCAAATCGGTGAATTGGTTGATGCCCAAGGTGTAATTATGCTGGTTGTTGAAATTATGGAACACAATGTCCCTCACATTGGAACGGAAAATCTCAAAACGTTCCTTGAACTCGACAATGTCGTTGTATCGCTTGGCGAACCGAGCGCGGAAATCAAGAAATGTATTGAATTCGTCCTCGAAATGTAGGGGGGCTGCAACCCCGCCCCTAAAAATGCTAGGAAACACTTGGACTTGGGCGACATTGATGGTCAATAAAGAGAATAACAAAACGCTTCGCATAACAGAGTAAAACATGGAATACATGGTCGTGTATTGTTATGAGTATATAGCGCAATGACTTTATATTGATTTGTAATATTACTTTTCTATACAAACATTTTGAATTAGAGCGAAAAAAGATGAAATACATACTATGGATAGCATCGAAACTCGATGCGAGCCCTTTGGAAAATTAACCTCTACTCTCCATAGTAAAGGTGAAAAAAATGAATAATTGGAATGATTACACTATAAAATGCAATTATTCAATGATATAAAGAAGTATGATGATTTCAAAGACGAATTGTTTCAATTGATTGAAACCGAAATGAGCGATGAAGAGGAACGGCTTTTTACGCAAAGTTACAAGTTGTATCTACAATATGGTTCAAATAGTAAAGAATTTGTTATCAATTTCGATATTGTTTGGAACTGGGTTGGGTATACAAAAATTGCGGATGCTAAAAAGATGTTAATAAAATATTTTACAGAGCATAATGACTATACAATTACTTTTGCGGCGAACGCCGCAAAAGTCCATATAGGTCGTCCAAAAGAAACCATCCTTTTGACAGTCGATTGTTTCAAGAATTTTTGTATGAAAGCTGGAACACCACGCGCGAATGAAGTTCGTCAGTATTACATAAAAATGGAAACTATTTTACAAAAATATATACAATCGAAATTTTTGGAGTTGAGAAATAAAGATATTCATACTCAAATGACAATAACCGACTTACAACATAAAAACACAGAACTGGAAAAGTTCAAAACCCACGAATTTTTGATGGATTACAACAAAAAAAAGAGTTTGGTATATTTTTGCGTGTTGCAGTCGTTTGCTGATGGCAGTTTTATAATGAAAATTGGATGGACTAAAGATATCGACACGCGAATACCGGCGTTAAACGCACTCTTCGGAACTAAATGTATTGTATTGAATGCGTTTGTATGCGAAAACAGCTATAATCTGGAACAACGTTTACACAATAGTACAGAAATTGTGAAATACAAATACAGAAAATTGATAAACAACAAGGTTTGTTCTACAGAAGCATATCACATTCCGAACCAAAAAGAATACGAAAATATTGTAAGATTCACGCATACCGAAATGAATAAATACAATAGCATCGAAATTACAAAATTGCGTATTGAAGAGAAAAAAGTAGATTTGGTTGCGTTATTGATTCCGCTATGTAAAAACTATGAGGAGGTGATGAATATAATGAATAAAATCGCATCCCCATTTACTCACACAAATAATACAACTGATACTACTGATGCTGTTTCGGCTGCTAATAACGACGAAGAACATACACCTGTTCGAGTTGAACCCGTTACACAAACTAACACTGCCGAATTACAAGAAGAACAAGATGAGGAACAAGAACAAATGACACAAAATACAAAAGCAAACTTAAACGGTCCAATCGTTCAAGTATATCACAAAGACGACGTAACAAAAGTGGTGCGTGTATTTGATAGTATTCTGGAAGCTACCCGAACATTCACGTATAAAAACAACACCCCATCATTTACCGCAATAAAAAAAGCACATCAACACAAAATATTGTATTTAGACCACAGATGGCATTTTATTTCCAATCGTAAAGAACCAAATTTACACCAGCCCAGAGATATTGGAGATACGGTAATCACCCGAGAACGATATCAAGGACAGGTTGTTATGCTAAATATGGATAACACAAAGATAATCAAAGTATTCAAATTAGCAAAGGACGCAGCCAAAGACATTTTGCAACACCCAACAGCCATGTCTTCTGCGATAAAATATTCAACACCGCTTGCCAATCATTATTGGATTCGGTGGGAAAATGTGGCGAAACCTCTTCAAGATGAATATTTGACATCAAACACACTTCCTGAAAAACCACGTAATATAAGAGGTATAAAAATCAACCAACACGACCCAGTAACAAACTCGATAGTAAAAACATTTGCATCGTATATTGATATTCAAAAAGAATTACGCATTTCACCTAGAAAAATCAAAGAAATCATTGAGACAAAAGAAAATTATCAGGGAAAATATATATTTACGATTGCATAAAAATCGGGGTATATAATACGATTTGGTAGGGTTGTTGTTGGTTGCGTATAATCATCATAGTATAATATACTATTATGACTACTTGATGGATTGGATGAAACGGTGCTTGAATAAAAAAAGATGAAACAAATGTTTTGAATTGATGTAACCGTGCCATTTGAAGCCTTTATTGATCTAAATGTTCAAGCGTGTAAAACACATCATAAAATCATCAGCCCTCCCAAAATCTTTTCTAGTATCAAAATATTTAATACTAAAATTATTATTGATATATTCTATGTATTCCTTTGGAAAAATGCTTAAATCTAAAAATTTATCAATGTAGTTAGGTTGTATATCTTCAATTACATAAATTCCATTTTTACTCAAATATTTATTCAAATACATGAATGAAAAAACTTGATGTTTGTCAGAATGGCTCCCGTCATCAATAATTATATCTAAACTATCATTAATATTTGACATTACCCTTTCTAAATCATTTGCGTTACTTTGATCTGCTTGAAAAGTAAAGATACGGTCTGTATTTAACTCATCGTGTTTATAAATATCTATTCCGTATATTTTGGAATTTGAGAAGTATTCGCACCAACATTTTAGACTATTGCCAGTTTTATAACCAGAGGCAATTACACCACCCATTTGACCATTTTCAATAGAGCCTATACCAATTTCTAACATTTTTTTTACATCATTTCGTCGGTCTTCAAACAGTTCAGTATATCCAGGTATATAATTATGACATCCGGAAGCAATATTTTTATCTAACTTATATTTTATTGAAATTTCGTTTAAAGACTGCATAATTTATATATGCATTTTATAAAATATATTATGATTTTTAACGCAAATAATTCTTTCTTGTATTACAAAGAAAATTTAGGTATAGTTAATGATTATTATCAAAATATAGTTAATTTAATACAAAAAATACTATACAACAATCCAGAATTACATATTAACATAATATTATGTCCTAACTACAACTATAATTTTAATAATACGAACAAAACAATATTAATAAATATAAATTATGAGCATACATTAGTCAAAATAGATGGTCGCGGTGTTTCGTGTGACACGCCTGTTGGGAACATTTCTTATGAATATAATAAAAAATATTATGTAAGAATATGTGATTATCATATTTTGAATATGTCAGATTTAATTATAGACTATAGTAATCCTAATATTTGTAATGTCAAAACTTGTCCGCAATATCATTCTTTCTCAAAAAAACATATTTACATTAGTTCGTCTATTTATCAACCTTTTTTTTCAAAAGAAAATAGAGATGTAACAACTTTGAGTACTTTTATTAACATAAATGAACCAAGAAGAAAATTGTTATTAGAAAACATAAATAACGAAAACATAAAACATCAAAATATCAATAACTGTTTTGGGGAAAATGAAATGGAATTTTTATTGAAAAATACAAAGATTATTATAAATATTCATCAAACACCGCATCATGATACTTTTGAAGAATTACGAGTATTACCTGCTCTAGAATGCGGTGTTATTGTTATAGCAGAAAAATCTCCACTATTTGAAACAATACCTTATCACGATTTAATAATTTGGACAAGTTACGACGATATAATAGAGAAAATAAAAGAAGTTATAATTAATTATGATTTTTATCATAATGAAATATTTTCAATTGAAAACATAGATAGACTTATTGCTCTAAAAAAAATAAATTATGATGTTTTACAAAATGCAATATCAGACATTGGGTCAAGTAACACGCCGAATATAGAATTATAGATATATATACCGGTGGTTTATTAGTCACAAAGTAACAGTTATCTAAAGACATTCAGAGGGCTCGCCACGAGACCGGGGCTTTGCGACCCAAAGGGTCGGCGTTTAGAATGTTGAACCCGCGAAGATTTATACCGCTGTAAATTATTTTTTGTTCTTGTTCTTGTTCTTCTTTTTATTATTAGAAGTCGTATTTGAAACCTTCTTTTCTTTGGTGGTCTCCATCTCCATCTCTTTTAATATATCTGGGTGAATATACGATTTCTCCTGT